TGATGGCCCGGTACGACATCCGCAAGATCGGCGTGGACCCGCACCCCAGCCAGGCGCGGGACATCAAGCGCTGGCAGGACCGAGGGTGGCCCATCGTCCCGGTCGATCAGTCGATCCGGACCATGGCCCCGGCGTGGAAGCTCTGGGGCGACCTCCTCAAGAGCCGCCAGCTCTGCTACGAGGACGATCCGGTCCTGCGGGCGGCGCTGAACGCCGTGCGGCTGGTCAAGGACAACGTCGGCAACATCCGCCCAGTGAAGGGCCGCAGCTCGGGGAACACCGACGCCGTGGTCGCCGGCAACATGGCCGCGATCCTGATGGAGCACCACCAGGTGCGCGAGGCGAGCGGCATCGCGAACAGTGCCTGCCCCATCGGGTGATCGTGCCACTCTCTTGAAATCCGCTTGACATCTCGGGGCACATTCGTTCCATGCGGGCGTGCCTTCGTGGTTCTCCAGGATCTTCGCCGTCAAACCCACCGTCGTGGTGTGGCAGAACGGCACCACCGCCAGCAACGTCTCGCCGGCGACCCTGCCGGCCGTCGTGCGCGCGGTGCAGCTCCTGGCCTCGGACATCGCCCGCCTGCCGGTGCGCGTCGAGCGCGCCGACGGCAGCGTCATCGACGGCCACCCGGTCGCCCAGCTCCTGAGCCGCGACGCCAGCCGCTGGCAGTCCGGCTTCGACTTCCGCCGCTTCGTCACGGGCTGCGCGCTCACCTCCGGGAATGGGCTGGCCCTGATCAGGCGGGCGAACGACGGAACTGTCGCCGAGCTCCAGCCCATCCCGGATGGCGCCGCCACGGCGCAGTTCACCGACGAGGGCGTCGAGTACCGCATCAAGGACGTGAAGCTCGCCGCCGACCAGGTGGTGCACATCGGCGCGTACCCGGACCTCGACTTCCCGGCGTGGTTCGTCTCCCCCCTCGACGCCTGCGCGCCGGCGATGCAGCTCGCCGCCGACCAGGACGCGGCGCACTCGGCGCTCGTCAAGACGGGCAGCACGGGCAAGATCAGCCTCAGCCATCCCGGCGCCATGAGCGACCAGGCGGTGCAGGCGATCCGCGACGCCTGGCAGACCATGCACGCGCAGCCGGACGGCGCCAGCCGCCCGCTGATCCTGCGCGAGGGGATGAAGGCCGAGCGGATCAGCCAGGAGACTTCGACCTCCAACCTGGAGAGCCGCCGGTTCTCGGTGCAGGAGATTGCCCGCGCCTTCGGCATCCCGCCCGAGATGCTGTTCCAGCAGGGCGGCGGCGCGCTCGCCTCGCAGTCCGAGACGGCCCGCGCGTACGTCGATGGCGGCCTCTCGCTGTGGGCCTCCGTCTGGAGCGCGGAGATCGAGCGCAAGCTCCTCCAGCCCGGCGAGTACCTCCGCTTCGACACCGACGTGCTCCTGCGGGGCAACCTCCGCGACGCCGGCATGGCGTTCTCCAAGCTGGTGCTCGCCGGCGTGATGAGCCCCAACGACGCCCGCCGCCGGCTGGGCCTGTACCCAATCGACGGCCTGGACGAGCCGAAGGTGTCGATGCCCGGCGGCGCAGCGGCCGCCACGGGACCGGACAACGCAGGGGAGGACAACCCCGATGCTTGAGGTCCGCACCACGTCGTTCGAGCGCGACGGCAACCGCCTGACCGGCTACGCGGCGGTGTACGACGCCCCGAGCCACCCGCTCGTCGTGCGCAGCGTCAACGGCGGGAAGCCGTTCACCGAGCGCGTGGCGCGCGGCGCGTTCGACCAGAGCCTTCGCGGGAACATCTCGCTGCTGGTCGGCCATGACCGGCGCGAGCTGCTCGCGAACACGAAGAGCCAGCGCCTGAAGCTCGCGTCGGACGAGCGCGGCCTGGCCTTCGATGTCCAACTGCCGGATACCCAGCGGGCGAAGGACGTGTACGCCCTGGTCGATTCCGGCGTCCTTTCCGAGATGTCTTTCGGCTTCGTAGTCCGCTCGGACGCCTGGAAGGGCTCCGAGCGCACCCTCACGCAGGTGGACCTGCGCGAGGTGTCCATCGTCGAATCAGGCGCTTATCCGCAGACGAGCGCTGAAGCACGCACCTACAGCCCGGCGCTTGCCCGGCTTCGTCTGCGGTTGAGGGCACTGACATGAAGACCACCGACCTGTTCAAGAAGCGCGCAAACCTCATCGAGCAGCGTGATGCGCTGTCCAAGGAACTGAACGAGCTCCTCGGCAGCGAGCAGCTGACCGCCGAGCAGGAAGCCCGTGGCTCCGAGCTCATGGACAAGCTGGAGCCGCTCAAGCGGGACATCGAGGAGATGCAGAAGCACATCGGTGCCTCGCAGCTCCGCGAGCGGTTCGCGTCCTACGCGGCCGTCGAGAAGGCCACCCAAGAGAACGAGAAGCGCTCCTCGGAGTGGACGGCCTCGGGCGAGTACCGCGAGCAGTTCATCGACTGGTGCCGTGGCGGGCGCGCGCCCGAGACGCGCGGCCTGGCCGAGTTCCGCGACATCACGACCTCGAGCTCGTCGGGCGTCCTCGTCCCGAAGATCTACGAGTCTGGCATCCTGAAGTACCTCGACCGCAACACGGTCGTGCGCAACCTCGCCGACCTCCGCACGGGCGTCAAGGGCAGCGTGACTGTGCGCCGCAACAACCTCGAGACGGACGCGGCCGTGAGCGCCTTCTGGACCACCGAGGCCAACAAGACGCAGACGGCCTACGACGCGGCGCACGCCGAGATCAACCTCAACCCCGTCGGCGGCCTGCCGAAGTCGGAGCTCACCCAGTGGGTGGTCCGGCAGTCGGACTTCGACATCGAGGCCGAGGTGATCTCGCACCTCCAGAAGGTCATCGCGCGCGGCATCGAGTCGGGCTACACGGTCGGCACCGGCAGCAACCAGCCCACGGGCCTGTTCCTGAACGATTCGGACTACAAGGCCGTCGCGGTGAGCGCGGCCCACGGGTCCGGCACGGGCTGGGACGGCGCCTTCACGGTGGACCGCCTCACGCAGCTGCGCTACCAGCAGCTGCCCGCCGAGTACTGGTCGAGCGCCGTCTGGGTGATGAGCCAGGACGCGTACTTCCGCATCGCCAGCCTGAAGGTGGACACGTCCAGCAGCAACGTCCCGCTCTTCATCCCGAGCTCGGACGCGGGCATCATGGACCAGGCGCCGATGATGCTGATGGGCCGCCCGGTCTACATCGCGCCCTACGCGCCCGGCCGGCAGACGGCGGCGGTGACCAACAGCATCCCGCTGATGTTCGCCAACGTCGGCGAGGCGTTCGCCATCCGCGAGTGGGGCGGCATCTCGATGTTCCGGGATGACGTGACCACCCCCGGCCTCGTGAAGTTCCAGGGCATGGTGTTCGTGAACAGCAAGGTGGTCCGCCCGAAGGCGGTCGCCGCGCTGCGCATCACCCTGACCTGACGCAAACCCCCGGAAGCGCAAGGGGGCGGGCACTCTCCCCGCCCGCCCCCTCTGCGTTTAGGAGGACGAATGCCGATCACGCTGTCCACGATCAAGGATGCGGCGCGCGTCTACCACACGGGCGACGATGCGTACCTCCAGATTGCCTACGACGCGACGGTGCGCGAGCTCGAGGAGCGCACCGGCTGGTGCCTGGACCCGGTCACGCGCACGCAGTACGTCGCAGAGGAGCCGACGGGCATCACGAAGCTCGTCCGCCTGGAGCGGCAGCCGGTCACGGTCTGCACCTGCACAAACGCAAACCAGCAGGTTGTCGGGCTTGGCCTCGTCACCATCAACGGGATCCAGTACGCCGACCTCGACGTGGCGGACCTCGAGTACCCGCTCGTCCTGACCATGACGGCCGGGAACAACACGCTGCACCCGCTCCTCCAGATGGCGGTGCTCCAGCGCGTGACGCAGCTCAACGCGGCGCGCGGCGATGACACCGTGCCGCTGAAGACCGACTACTGGGACAACATCTGCGCCATGATGGGCAAGGGGATTGGCTGATGGCGCACGTCCCCCACGGCATGATGCGGCTCGTCGCCTCGGTGCAGAACCCGACGCAATCGACCGACGCGCTCGGCCAGGCGACCGAGACGTGGGCGACCGTCACGGGCCTGTCGGCGCTGCCCGTCTACATCGAGCAGATGGACACCACCGAGACGGTGGACGATGGCGGCCCGGCCATCCAGACCTCCTACCGCATCCTCTGCCCGTGGACGGCCTCGGTCACCACGCGCAGCCGGTTCCTGTGGACCGACAACGGCACCCAGCGGACGCTGAACGTGCGCAGCTGCACCGACAAGGACCAGCGCCGGCGGACGCTCACCATCGAAGCCGTGGAGGTGGTCCTGTGAGCGTCCCGGTGATCCAGATCAAGCTCGACAGCAAGGAGCTCAAGGCGACGCTCGAGAAGCTGCCCGAGCGCCTCAATGAGCGCGCCAGGAAGAACGGCGCCCGCCGGGCGCTCGCGCCGTTCGTCAAGGAGCTGGCTGCCATTTGGAAGGCATCCAAGTACCGAGGCAAGCCGACGCACCGAAAGGCCATTGCTGCCGCCACGCAGCTGGACATCCGACGAATGGGTGCCGGACCGACGGCAGAACTGCGGTCGAGGATCGGCGTGCGCTACGGAAGCAAGGGCGGTTCCCGAGCCAAGGGTCGGCAGCGGATCTACCACATCCTTGAATCCGGGTTCCGTCACTTTGGGCGTGCCAGCAAGTTCTACAGCGCTCCTCCAGAGCACCTGATCGCGCAGCGAGACGCCCGGCGCGCCTTCGTCAAGGAGCAGCGCGACGCCATCTGGAAGGCAACGCCAGGCAACACCCGCGAGGCAAAGCGCGTTCGCACGGCGGCGATGTACGCCATGTACGGCGAGGCGCGTGCGCGATTCCCAGACCTGCACGACTACACGTATTCAAAGCGCCAGGAGATGAACAAGGCCAAGGGATCCGCAAAGATGATCCCCGGCGCCTACCGCTCCTACCGCTGGGCGCGTGCCAACCTTCAGAAGGCCATGGACGCCATGGCTCGCGAGACGCTTGCCGAGGCCAGGAAGTTGCTGGAGGGCAAGCCATGAGCCTGGAAACGGTCTGCAAGGCCGTCCAGTACCACCTTGACCAGGCCACGGCCAACCCCGTGAGCGTCGGGATGCGCCGCCCCACGACGCAGACGCCGGCCATCGTCTGGGAGATCAGCGCCGCCCAGGCGTCGCGCGCGATGCCAGGCACCGACCAGAGCCTCTGGCTGGTGACCGTCGAGGTGAGCATCTACGGCGACACCACGCTCGCCGTTGCCCAGGAGGCCGACAAGATCTGCGCGGCGCTCAACGGCGTCGAGACGCAGGCCGGCACCGCAAACATCGTCTGCACGGACGCGAGCGTCGCGTTCCGCACCGAATCGCAGGCCGACGGCTCGGAAGGCGACGAGCGCGTCTGCACCCTGACCCTCTCGCTCCAAGGAATCTGACCTATGGCACTCATCACCGGCTACGGCGGCACCCTGACCTTCAGCGGCACCACGGTGGTGGCCGTGCGCAGCTTCACCATGAACTTCGAGCGCGCAAGCCTCGACGTGACCACCATCGCGGACTTCCGTGAGAAGCGCGCCCCCGGCCGCGTTCGGCGCTTCGGAACCTGCACCCTGTACCGCCAGGACGGGAGCAACGACAACACGCTGCGCAGCCACCTGATGCCCGTGGACCTCGCGGCAACCGTCACCGCCGTGCTGACCCTGAAGTACACCGACCAAGGCACCATCGCCTACGACGAGTACGGCGCCGGCACGGGGAACATCAACGTGCAGATCACCTCGGCCTCGTTCACGGACGACGGCACCGGCCCGGCGATGTGGGAGCTCTCCTGGGAGGAGCAGTGACCCTTGCCGATTGACCTCCACAAGGTCGCCGCACGGACCCGCTCGGTTGACATCCCCGAGCTCGGCCTGCTCACGTTCCGCGAACCCACGCTCGCGGACGTGACGCAGGCTGTATCGAACCCGTTCTGGTGGGTGGCCTGCATCACCTGCCAGGACGGCTCGGCGTTCCTCCAGAACCCGCAGGACGCCGGGAAGATCCGGGCAGACATTGCCGGGCGCCTCCTGGAGGAGGTGAACCGCCAACGCCCTACGGACGCGCCGAGCGCAGGCTCTGGCGCATCGCAAGCCCCGAGCAACGCATGACCATGGCGGCCGGCCTCGCCCAAGACCTGACCAACGGAGAGCGCATCGAGAGCGCGCTGGTGGTCATCGCGTCCGCCCTGACCGGCAAGCGCCCCTCGCAGCTCTTCCCCTGGCTCCGCAATGGCTGACAAGACCCTGAAAGCATCCATCCAGGTGGACATGGACGCCAAGGGCGTCGCCAAGGGCGTGGCCGCCACGAACCGGGAGCTCGACAAGCTGAACCGGACGGCCAGGAGCGCTGCCCGAGCGGCCAACATCACCGCCGGCATCGACATGCTCCAGATGGGCATGGGGATGATCCAGACGGCCTTTTCTGCCGTCGAGAAGCGCATGAGCGAGCTGGCGGCGCTGTCGAACAAGTACTCGCCGGAGGCGATGAATGCTTCCATCCAGGCGGAACTGGACCGCTACCGCGCCGACACGCGGATCGGCCAGGCGCTGGCGCCGGGCGCCATCGAACGGAGCAGGGCGGACGCCGAGTCGGCCGCAGGCGAGGCGGCTCGCATTGAGGCAAACGCATCGAACATCAACGCCGGCATGGGCGCCACCAAGCGCTTCGGCAACAACCTGATGAGCGCGCTGAACATCGTGCTCGAGACGGGAGCCGGCTTGATCGCAACGAACGAAGCGCGGTTGCGCGGCGACTTTGGACGTGCGGCCGAGCTCTCCGCAGGCACCGACGCGATGGCCGGCGAGCTGTTCAACGCCACGAACTACACCTATGCGCCCGGCACCGGCTCCGCGCGCGGGATGCCATACGACGAGGCCGGAATGATGCGCCGCCAGACTGATGCGATGGAGAAGCTCGCCAGGGGAGCCGGGAACTAATGGGCACCTGGAGCACCGTCGAGAACGCCGACAGCCGCAACTGGCGCTTCGAGGAGCGCTGGCGCGACCAGACGCTCGAGCGCAGCTGGAAGCTCTTCTGGACGCCGTCGAGCGGCACGGACCCGTATCCCGGCGACGCGGCCATCCGCACCAACCTGCCCGTCCGCCCGCAGCAGCGCTTGGAGTCGGCCGTCTACGGCACCGATGGCGTCCTGAAGCGCTACATCTGCCGCAGCGTCACGGTGGAGCCCCTGCGCGAGGCGCCCTACTCCTGGACGGTGCGCGCCACGTTCACCACCGAGGTCTTCCCCTGGGAGGCGTCGGACTCATGGGGCAAGGAGTTCGTCAAGCAGACCCGCGTGGTCGGCAGCCGCGCCGTGTCCATGTACGTCCAGGGCGCGACCCTGCCGACGAACGGCGACGTGTCATGGCCGCCGTCCGCAGGCATCACGACCGGCAACAAGGTTGACCTGAACGGCAACCCGCGCCAGTACAACGTGGCGCAGCAGCAGGTGACCATCGAGAACATCCGGGACCGAACGGCCTCGACCACGACGGCCGACGATCCGCCGTGGACCACGGTGCTCACCTCCTACGTGAACAAGCGCAACGACGCAGCCTTCCTCGGTTGGCCCATCGGCAGCGTCCTGTGCACGGGCATCACGGCGACCCTCGACAGCGAGGTCTGGCGCGTCTCGGCCACGTTCCTGTTCGATGAGTGGTACCACCTCAACCAGGTGGCGCTGCCGCGCAACGACGGCCTGCCGCACCTTGCCCTGGGCGCGACCGTGCTGGGCATCCAGCGGCTCCAGTCGCAGTCGATCATCTGGTTCCAGCCCTACCAGTCGAAAGCCACCT